GTGTGAACTACAACAGCCCGTCTGTTGCCGTGGACCTGAACGAGACTTCGCTCGAAAACGCTGTGATTCAAATCGCTGCGTGGACGGACGAACGTGGTCTGCTGATCGCTGCCAAGCCGGTCAAGCTGGTCATTCCGCCCAGCCTGATGTTCGTTGCCAAGCGTCTGCTTGACACGGAACTGCGCGTGGCCACTGCTGATAACGACATCAACGCTATTAAGCAGATGGGTGCGATCCCCGGTGGCTTCACCGTCAACCACTTCTTGACCGACGTCAACGCTTGGTTCCTGACCACGGACGTGCCTAACGGTCTGAAGCACTTCGAGCGTGTGGCCATGTCCACCTCGATGGACGGTGACTTCGACACCGGCAACGTGCGCTACAAGGCCCGCGAGCGTTATTCGTTCGGCTGGTCTGATCCCCTGGGAATCTGGGGTTCTGCTGGCGCCTAATCAGCGTCGGAAATCGGGAAAGGGGGCCTTGTGCCCCCTTTCTTTTTGCCCTATATTCAACACAGTCCCAAGATTTTCAACCTGCTTGCTGACCGACTTGGCGGACTGACCTCAGAGACAGCAAGCGCAATTTGAGGAGCGTTCCACATGGGAACCACGACCTTCAGCGGGCCAGTTGTATCCAATAATGGTTTTGTTGGTGCTATCACTGGCGCTGTCACCGCTACCACGGTTACTGCAACTTCTGTTTCTGCCACGGGCAATCTGACCGCTGACAGCGGCACGGCCCCCGCAGCAGGCGGTATGTCGGCAGTTCTGATGTCCTCCACTGCAAACTTGGGCGTCTTTGTTGGCTCCGGTGCCCCCACCGTGACGGCTGCTCAGGGTTCGCTTTACCTGCGTACTGACGGCACCACCACCAACGACCGCATCTATGTGCGCGGCGCGTCTGCTTGGATTGCCATCACCACCGCTACCTAATAGGAGCGCATCATGGCGATGCAATACGACGTTAAATCAGCGCACATGGCTGCGTCTGGTGTAGCGGTCACTTACCGTACGCGTCTCAAGGGTGCGATTGTTTCGGCCAATGCCAGTGCTGCCACGCGCAACACGGTGTACGCCAACAATTTGGCTCAGACCGGCACTTACGGTCGTTCGACCAATACAGTCACGGTGACCATCACAAATCACGGACTCGCTAACGGCGACCGCGTGTGGCTGTCTTTCTCGGCAGGCACTGGCGGCACGGCGACGACCAACGTGTACTCTGTGACGGTTACCAACGCCAACACGTTCACGGTTACGGATACTGCGTCGGGCACCATCACTGGAAGCCCTGCGGTCACCATGTACGCCGATCTCTTGTTGGAGGCCGACTCGTACAACCCGACAGCGTTCAACGTGATCATTCCCGGTGAAGGTATCTTGGCTGAGAACGGTATCTACGTTGGCTTGGTCAGTAACGTCACCACGACGATCTTTTATGGCTAAGACCCCGGCATGGCAGAGGAAAGAAGGCAAGAACCCCAAGGGCGGACTGAACGCCAAGGGGCGAGCCTCCTACAACGCCGCGAATCCAGGGAAGCCTGGACTGAAGGCACCTCAGCCGGAGGGCGGTCCACGCCGCGACTCTTTTTGCGCCCGTATGAAAGGCATGAAAAAGAAGTTGACGAGCGAAAAAACCGCAAACGATCCGAATTCGAGGATTAACAAATCCTTGAGGGCGTGGAACTGCTGATATGCCAAGCAAAAGCAAAGCTCAACACAACTTGATGGCGATGGTGGCTAATGACCCCGCCGCTGCCAAGCGTGTTGGCATTCCGCAGTCTGTTGGCGCAGAGTTTGTAAAGGCCGACAAGGGCCGTAAGTTCGGTTCTGGGAGTCGCGCAGACGTCCAGTCCATCAACAAGCCGAAGACCGAGCACGGCAAGTCGGCAATTCTTGCAAGAGGTGGCAACGTGAAAGAGTCCAAGGCGATGGTTAAGAAAGAGATCGGCTTTATGAAGAAGGCCGGTGCTCCTAAGTCAATGATCAAACATGAGGAATCCGAAATGAAGGGCATGAAGAAAATGGCTATGGGTGGCAGCGCCGGTACCGGCATCACCAAGGCCAAGATGGGCACTGTGAAGACCGCTGCTCCGAGCCGCGATGGTGTGGCCACCAAGGGCAAGACCAAGGGCACCATGATCAAGATGGCCGGAAGCACGCCCCTGGGCATGAAGCGCGGCGGCAAGTGCTGACATGATGCCGAGCCGGGGGATGGGGGCCATCGCCCCCTCCAAGATGCCCAAGAAGAAGGTCATCCGACGCAAGGATGACCCGAACGACGTTGACATGTACGCCGAAGGCGGGACTACCAAGTCCAAGGTCAACGAAGCGGGCAACTACACCAAGCCCGGTATGCGCAAGTCGCTCTTTGAGAAGATCAAGGGGCAGGCTGTGCAGGGCACGGCGGCAGGTCAGTGGAGCGCCCGCAAAGCGCAGCTTCTGGCCAAGCAGTACAAGGCCAAGGGTGGCGGGTACCGTGACTAAGCCGTCGCAGCAGTCGCTAAAGGATTGGACTGCACAAAAGTGGAGGACCAAAAGTGGTAAGCCGTCTAGTAAAACTGGTGAGCGATACCTTCCAGAAGCTGCGATCAAAGCTCTTTCCCCCCAAGAGTACGCCGCCTCAACCCGAGCAAAGCGAGCAGGCAAAGCCTCCGGCAAGCAGTTCGTAGCGCAACCCAAGGCCATCGCTAAGAAGACCGCGAGATTCAGATGACTACTTCAGGCGTAGCCAACTTTAACCTCGATCTCAACGAGATTGTTGAGGAAGCGTTTGAGCGTGCAGGCGGTGAGCTTCGCACCGGCTATGACTTGCGCACGGCTCGCCGCAGCATGAACTTGTTGTTCGCTGACTGGGGCAACCGTGGCGTGAACATGTGGACGTTTGAGCAAAACGCCATCACCTTGGCTACTGGTCAGCCGACCTACGCGCTGCCTGACGATACGGTGGACTTGCTCGATCACGTCATTCGCACCAACCAGAACGTCCCCACCAATCAAGCCGACCTGACCATCACCCGGATCAGCGTCTCTACGTACGCTACGATCCCAAACAAGCTGATCACGGGCCGACCTATTCAGGTTTGGATTCAACGCCTGACTGCGTCGGACTCTGTGCTTGCCGGGACGCTGCAGGCGACCATACTGGCCACGACCACCTCAATTCCCATCACCTCGCTTGCCGGGGTGCCCAACGCGGGCTTCATCAAGATTGGCAGTGAGTTGATCGCATTCAACGAGGTTCAGCCCGCCAGTGGGGGCAACCCAGCACTGTTGTTGAACTGCGCCCGTGGCCAAGACGGAACAACCGCCGTAGGCCACTCTTCGGGTGCGGCCATCACGTTGGCGCAGAAGAACAGCATCACGGTCTGGCCAACGCCCAACCCTGGCACGACGTATCAGTTTGTGTACTGGCGCATGCGCCGTATTCAAGACGCTACCAACAGTGGCATCAAGACGTTTGACGTGCCCTTCCGTTTCCTGCCCTGCCTTGTGGCCGGTCTGGCGTACTACATCGCTCTGAAGATTCCTGATGGCATCCAACGCCTGCAGATTCTTAAAGAGCAGTACGACGAGGCTTGGATGATCGCCGCAGGCGAGGATCAGGAAAAGGCAGCGGTGCGATTTGTGCCCCGGCAGATGTACATCGGGAGCGGCACCTAAATGGGCAACCGGTTTGCGTCAGGCAAGAATGCGATTGCGCAGTGTGACCGCTGCGACTTTCGGTTCAAGCTCACGCAACTGCGCAAGGAAGTTATCAAGACCAAGACTTACAACCTCTTGGTCTGCCCGGTCTGCTGGGACCCCGACCAACCGCAGTTGCAGTTGGGCATGTATCCGGTTGATGACCCGCAAGGCTTGCGCAACCCGCGCCCTGATCTGAGTTATGTGCAGTCGGGCAACACGGGGCTACAAGTCGTAGACACGACGGCAACCACGCAGGACGCAGTGGGTTTCCCGAGTGAAGGCAGTCGAGACTTTCAGTGGGGTTGGAATCCGGTTGGTGGGTCGCGTGGCCCCGATGCTGGGTTGACGCCAAACTACTTGGTGTTGACGGTTCAAATTGGTACAGTCACGGTTGTGACGGCATAGGAGCGAAAAATGGCAGGCGTTAAAGAAATGCTGAAGAAGCACATGGCCAAGGGCGCTGGTGCGCACCCTGATGCCGACGTGAAGAAAATGCGGGCGGGTGGCAAGACCAACAGCGACATGCTGAAGATGGGCCGTAATCTGGCCAAGGTCGCCAATCAGAAGTCGCCCGGTTACACCTACAAGAAGTCAAATCGCGGAGGCTGACATGGCAACCTACAAGACTCCCAAGCCGGTGGCCACACCGGTTGTTGGCGCTGACGACATCAAGAAGGCGCTGCGCATGGACGTGTCCGTGGCCAACATGCACGCCAACGAATACAAGCCGACTAAGACTTCGGGTATCAAGACCCGTGGTAACGGCTGCGCTACCAAGGGCACGATGGCCAGGGGACCGATGGCGTGAACTACACGCAACTCAGCAACGCCATCCAGGCGTACACCGAGAACGTGAGCAGCGATTTCGTTGCTCAGATACCCGTTTTCGTTCAACAAGCTGAGCAGCGCATCTACAACACGGTTCAGTTCCCGTCCTTGCGTAAAAACGTCAAGGGCGTTGTGAGCATCAACAACAAGTACTTGTCGTGTCCCACGGACTTTTTGGCTGTGTACTCGATGGCAGTCATCACAGACGTTACGGGCGGTGACATTGATACCGGCACGTACGAGTACCTGTTGAACAAGGACGTGAACTTCATCCGCCAGTCGTATCCGTCCCCGCAAGATACTGGCTTGCCGCGTTACTACGCGCTGTTCGGCCCTACGGTGAATGGCAGCACCATCACGACCGAGTTGTCGTTCATTCTTGGCCCAACGCCTGACGCCAGTTACAACGTCGAGTTGCACTACTACTATTACCCGGAGTCAATCACGACGGCAAACACGTCCTGGCTTGGGGACAATTTTGACTCTGTGCTGCTGTACGGCTCGCTTGTTGAAGCCTACACCTACATGAAGGGTGAGCAGGACATGATCGCGTTGTACGACGGCAAGTACAAGGAAGCACTGGCCCTTGCCAAGCGCCTGGGTGATGGTCTGGAGCGCAGCGATGCATACCGCAGTGGCCAATCGCGTCTGGCTCCGCTGCCGCAGAATAACGGGGTCAAGTAATGCCCATCGAGCAAGGCGCGACCAATCAGTTCAAGGTGGGCTTGGCTTCTGGCCAGTTCAACTTCAGCACTGACACGTTCAAGATGGCGCTTTACACCGGGGGCGCATCTATTGGCGCCAACACGGCTGCGTATACGACCACGGGTGAGACAAGCGGCACGGGCTATACCGCAGGCGGAGAGACGCTCACAGTCAGCGTTGCCCCCACTACGGGCAGCAATCCGCAGAACACGGTGGCGTATCTATCGTTCAGTAATGTGACTTGGAACCCGGCAGCGTTTACATGCCGTGGGGCGCTGATCTACAAGGTAGGCAGCGGCAACCCTACTGTGTGCGTGCTCGACTTTGGCGGGGATAAGACTTGCACCACGTCTTTCCAAGTTCAGTTTCCCACTGCGGACAACACCAACGCAATCATAAGGATCGCATAATGGCTCTCGTTAACACCACCAAAGGCGTAATGGACGATGCTCTTCTTGAGAAAAAAGAAGGCTCCGTCGATAATGACATCGAACATACGACTTGGGTTGAATACTGGCACGAGGGCGAACTTGTCCACCGTTCGGTTCATGTTCGTTTGAAGCAATCTCCCCCGCTGTTCGCTGAAGCAGCATCCATTGTGTAAGGAAACATCATGGCAAATACACAAAGCATGTGCACCTCGTTCATGGGCGAGTTGCTTGTCGGCGGACATCAATTTGGTTCCACGACCCTGACCTCTCGTAGCAGTCTTACCAACCCTACGACGGATACGTTCAAGGCCGCGCTGTATCTGGCTTCGGCCACGGTCAACGCTTCTACGACGGTGTACTCGTCTACGGGCGAGGTGACTGGCACGAACTACACCCCTGGCGGTGTGACCATCACCAACGCCACTGGCCCTGCATCGAGCAACACGTCTTCTACGGCGGGCGTTGCGTACTGGACGCCGTCTGCTTCGATCACCTACACCAACGTCACACTGTCTACGGCGTTTGATGCAGTGCTGATCTATAACTCGACGCAAGGCAACAAGGCTGTGAGCGTGCACACGTTCGGTTCCCAGACGGTGACCGCCGGTACGTTCACCCTGACGATGCCCGCCAACACGACGACGACTGCGCTTATCCGCTTGGCTACCACCTAAAGAGGCAGGCGGCAAGTCCGCCTGAGTAGCCATGTTCGGTATATCCGCCTTCTCCGAAGCGCCGTTCTCCTCGCTTGCGGGGGGCAATGTCACGGTTGCTCTTACCGGGGTTTCGGCCTCCGGCGGAGTAGGCACGGTTGCCGAGATCAACAGCCCAACCGAAGACGGCGTTGTTGCCTATGGTGCCGTTGGATCTGTAACACAGTCCATCTCGGTTGCACTCACCGGGGTGTCTGCGTCTGGTGAAGTTGGCAGCGTCGCCCAAGACAATGTAGTTGCCATCACGGGGGTTTCTGCCTCCGGTGAGGTTGGGACAGCAGTTGCTACACCGCTGATTGCGCTTACCTCTGTTTCTGCAGAGGGGTTTGTTGGTGGAGTGGACCCATTCCCCAACCCAGAAATCCAAGAAGTTCATGCAGATGGCTACCTTGGTGCTGTTGCGTCTTCCCATGTCGTTGCCTTAACGGGCGTATCGGCGTCGGGGGCGGTGGGAAATGTTCAGTTTGCCACCCCTGTTTTCCCAACTGGCGTACAGGCAGATGGCGCAGTTGGTTCCGTATCTGCCTCTTCGCGCACGGTTGCACTCACCGGAGTCTCGGCTTCTGGCGGGGTTGGTACTGTTGCGGCAATCACGTCCGAAGGCGAAGATGGTGTTGTTGCCCACGGCCAAGTTGGGAGTGTCAGTGGTTCTCGTACGGTTGCGCTTACTGGTGTTGGCGCATCGGGCGAGGTTGGAACCGTTGTCTTCCAGCTTCAAATTACCGGCAATGAGGCAACCGGCACTGTTGGAAACGTGATAGGCGCACGCACCGTAGCACTTACGGGTGTTGGCGCAACAGGCCAAGTCGGAACGATGGGGCTGCGTTATTGGAGTCTGATTGATGACAGCGAAATCGCCGATTGGCAGAATATAGACACAGCCGAAGTTTCTGATTGGGAACTGATTACCACGGAAACATAAGGAGCAACCATGCCATTTGTAGTCGCAGATCGGGTTAAGGAAACCACAACCACCACAGGTACAGGCACAGTAACGCTTGCCGGTGCAGCCACGGGCTTCCAGTCGTTTAGTGCTATCGGTAACGGCAACAACACGTACTACACGATTGCGGGGCAGACAGGCAACGAGTGGGAGGTTGGCATCGGAACCTACACCTCATCGGGCACCACGCTGTCCCGGGATACAGTGCTGTCTTCGTCAAACAGCGGCTCTCTGGTCAACTTCAGTGCAGGTGCTAAGGACGTGTTTGTCACCTATCCGGCGGCACCGTCCGCAACCAAGGCCCGTGTCACCGGCATGGCGCTCGTTTTTGGATGATCGGAGAAATTAATGGCTGCGCCAAATATCATCAACGCCACCACCATCACAGGTAAAACTTCTGGGTTGGCGGTCACCACGTCTGCTTCTGCAATTGTCAGTAACGCAGCGAGTTCCAATAAAGTATTGAAGATCAACGCCCTGTATTGCTCTAACGTAGCGGCAAGCAATGGTTGGGTGACAGTAGATGTCTTCAAGAACGGTACGACAGCGTTTGATATCGCATATCAAATCACGGTGCCGACCAACGCCACGCTTGATGTGCTGAGTCAGCCTGTGTATCTGGAAGAGAACGACTCGCTTCGTTTGACGGCTAACGCCAATACGACCATTGAAGCCGTCTGCTCCTACGAAGACATCTCGTAATGCCTGACTTTCCCTCCACCACCAGCGCCTACGGGCGGTGGAACCTCATGGATGTGCGGGATGCGCGCATGGGGGATAACTGGCCCGGAGTGGCCGTGCTCGTCAACTACCTTGTTGTCGCGGGCGGTGGCGCGGGTGGCCCTGGTAATTATCACTCGGGTGGTGGGGGCGCGGGGGGACTGCTAAGTGGTAGTAATCAGTCTTTAACCCCGGGAACCACCTACACCATAACTGTTGGTGCAGGCGGTACAGGTAACTCCTCATACGCCACGCAAGGTGCTAACGGGAACAATTCTGCGTTTGGCGCTATAGCGTCCACTACTGGCGGCGGCGGTGCGGGCACTTACGGCAGTGAGTCTGTTGCTCCGGGAAAATCGGGCGGTTCTGGCGGCGGTGCGGGCAATAATAGTTATGGCAGTTTTTACTCGGGCGGCTCCGCAGTAAGCGGACAAGGCAGCGCGGGCGGTTCTACACAATCCGCCGGCCCCTACTACGGTTGCGGTGGCGGCGGTGGTGCAGGGGCAGTCGGCGGCAGCGGTACCAGTTCAGCCGGTGGTAATGGTGGCAGTGGTTCAGCCTCATCCATTACAGGGTCAAGCGTCACTTATGCCGGTGGCGGTGGCGGCTCGGCATACACCATAACCGGCGGCAGCGGCGGCAGTGGCGGTGGCGGTGCAGCCGGAGGCACAAACGGAACTTCTGGTACCGCAAATACTGGCGGTGGCGGAGGAGCGTCGCAGTCTCATACGGGCGGTACAGGTGGGTCTGGCGGCTCCGGTGTCGTGATCATCAGCGCTTCTCAAGCGGCATCTGCAACGACCGGTTCTCCTAGCGTTACATCTTCCGGCGGTCGCACCATCTATACGTTCACAGCCTCTGGCTCAATCACGTTCTGATCATGGCCCAATTCCCAAGCACCACATCGGCATCAGACGTTTGGAGTCTGATGGATCAGTACCGAGCGCAGGCGGGCGGGAATTGGCCCGACTCGACTTCGTATTGGGTAAGCACCCTGACCGGCGTCCCCATCGGCCTCTACGGCAGAGGTATTGCTGTTGACTCTTCCGGGAATGTCTACACAGCGGGAGGTAACCCAAGTACCGCGTTGTACGTACAAAAGTTTAACTTGACTGGCGTTCTGCAGTGGCAAAAGCAGTTGGAATACTACGCAACAGGATACGCCGTCGCTGTTGATTCGGCGTCGAACATTTATGTCTCATTCTATTATTCCAGCGGAAGCGGCGGCCTCGTAAAGTACAACCCGAGCGGCACGGTGTTGTGGCAACGGCAACTTGCTTCGGCCTACGCGGGATACGACTACGCTTACGGCATATCTACCGACTCTTCAAACAACGTCTACATTACCGGTGTCACATATAACGGCTCCAAGTATTTGCAACTGATAGCCAAGTATGACGCCAACGGCAATATTCAGTGGCAAAGAACGCTTTCCACCACGAGCGGAAATGATGCTATCGCATATAGTGTAAAGGTTTCTTCTGCCGGAAACGTGTACACGGTCGGGTACAGCATTCAGTCCGGGACGTTTGATGTCCAAGTCGCAAAATACGATACCTTCGGCACCATTCAGTGGCAGAGGAGCATGGACTCTACGACGGAATGGGGGCGTTCTGTTGCTATAGATTCGTCAGAGAACGTCTATGTTTTTGGCGAAGGATATAACCCTTTTGCCTGCTTTATTCTGGCGAAATTCAATTCCAGCGGCACGCTCCAATGGTCGCGAACTCTGACCACGGGCACCACAAAGACTGCGCTTGGAGCCACCGTGGATTCAGCGGGTAACGTGTACGTAACGGGCTTTGATTATTCGACGCCTGGCATTCAGGTGCTTGCAAAGTACAACGATAGCGGCGTCATTCAATGGCAGCGGAGCTTTAGCAACTTGCGTGTCAGCAGTGCTTCATATAACAATTTGGCAATTGATTCCGCAGGCGTTTTACATTTAATCGCGCAGGCCAACATTGGTGGCACCGCCGCAGCAAATAACTCTGCAGTGATTTGGAAACTTCCGTCGAACGGTGGCAAGACGGGCTCGTATGCGGTTGGCTCGTTCTCAAGCACTTACGCCGCCAGTTCATTGACAGAGGCTGCGGGCTCATTCACTGCCACAGCGTCGGGCCTGACTTCATCAGCGTCTTCGCTGACAGACACCGCGACGTCGTTTACGTCGTCAGACTCCACTCTCACCTCAACAACAGCATCCCTATGAGCGCATACATCAAACTCTCCACGCTTGAGTACCCTCGCCATATCGGGGATATCGAGGTTGATCCGGCAGGCATGGCGGACTACGCGCCCGTCGAGTGGGTTGACCCACCGAGTTTCAATCGGGATACTGAGCGGCTGTATGAGGGTGCTCCCGTGCAGCAAGACGGCCAGTGGCGTATGAACTGGGTTGTCGCGCAGATTCCTGCGGATGAGATGGCGACAAAGGTCCGTAAGCAGCGCGACGCTAAGTTGGCCGCGACTGACTGGACTCAGCTTGCTGACTCCCCTGCGGATAAGGCGGTATGGGCAACGTACCGTCAAGCACTTCGGGATGTGCCTTCACAGCCGGGGTTCCCTTGGAACGTGCAGTGGCCTACGCAGCCGGAGTAACGCATGGCTCAGTTCCCGTCCCAATCCTCTGCGTCAGGCATCTGGACGCTGAAGAAACAGAAGCGTGCAGAGCAAGGCGATAACTGGCCACCGCTGATTCTTCCCGATCCATACTTTGAGTACGTCACGATGCTGCTCCCAGGAGACGGCACCAACGGGGCGCAGAACAACACGTTCCTCGACAGCAGCACCAACAACTTCACCATCACCCGCAACGGCAACACGAGCCAGGGCACCTTTGCGCCGTATGGGAGCAACTGGGGTAATTATTTTGACGGAACCGGAGATTGGCTATCTTCGCCTACTAATTCGGCATTTGAGTTTGGTTCTGGAAACTTTACGATTGAGTATTGGTTTTATGTCAATCGTATACCGTCTGGCTCGGCAGTCGGTTTATTGAGTAAACGAGCAGACGAATCGATTTACGCTCCGTTCAATATGTTTTTGTCTGCAGGCGGGGTGTTAAACTTATATATGTCAACTTCTGGTAGTAACTGGGAAGTTGGCCCGCTTTCTACTACAGCTTTGGCAACTGGAACTTGGTATCATGTTGCTGTAACTCGTTCTAGCAACACCGTATATATGTTCTTGAACGGAACTTCGGTCGGTTCCACCGGAACGCTTAGCGGAGCGTTAGTGACAAATTCGGCGGCATTGACAATTGGAGCAAACAGCGAATCCCCCGCTTCTACAACCAGACTCAACGGCTATATCTCCAATCTTCGGTTTGTTAAAGGCACCGCTCTTTATACTGCCAACTTCACCGTACCAACTTCACCGCTCACCGCTGTCACTAATACCTCGCTGCTGACCTGCCAAAGCAATCGCTTTATCGACAATAGCACCAACGCACTAACCATCACGCGCAACGGCGATGTGAGCATCCAACGCTTCAGCCCGTTCTCTCCGACTGCGCCCTATGCCGCAGGCACTGATGGCGGGAGTGGTTACTTTGATGGGAGTGGGGATTCGCTGACCACTAGCAGTCTGCCATCTTTCAATGGAGACTTTGATATTGAATTTTGGGTTTATTCAACCGCTATTAGCACACCGTTTTATTTGTACAGAAGCGGTGATGCATACCCACTTGTAAGCATACAAGTTTCTTTTAGTTCTGCGTTGCGTGCCGATGTTTCAACAGATGGGGCGACATCCACAACCTTGACCCATCAAAGTACAGCCGTGGCGGGACAATGGAATCATGTTGCGTTGACGCGCTCAGGAACTACAGTTCGTCTATTTTTGAACGGCGTAGTGTCCAGTTCCACAATAACTGTGTCTGGAGCGATATCAACAACAAGCGCTGTAACTTACCTTGGTACCGGCGCGGCATTGCTTACTGGCTACCTTAGTAATTTGCGCGTTGTTCAAGGTTCTGCTGTCTATACAAGTAGTTTCACACCCCCTTCTTCGCCTGTCACAGCAATTACCAACACTAGCCTCCTGCTGAACTTCACCAACGCAGGCATCATCGACAACGCGATGATGAACAACCTTGAAACGGTTGGCGCTACGCAAATCAGCACCGCGCAGAGCAAGTTCGGTGGGGCGTCGATGTTGTTTGATGGCACGGGTGATGTGTGTGTAACAGCAAACGCGCCCTGGATGAACTTTGGCACGGGTAATTGGACGATTGAGTTTTGGGTATACGCAAACAACACCAGTCGAGCGGATGTTGTATCAAAAGGCTCAAGCAGCACATTTAACCCGTACGTTGTTCAGTTATCCGGTGGTCAAATAAATGTGTATTTAAGCGACAACGGGGCTGGTTTTTCGCTCGTAGTTAACTCTTCTGGATCAGCATACACCGTTGGGAGTTGGGTTCATGTTGCTGTTGTCCGTAACGGAAACACAGTAACCATTTACTCAAACGGGACTAATGTTGGGTCTGGCAGTTATACGGGGTCGCCCGCTGTGACTACAGACCCCCTATCCATCGGCGGCGCATCGAATGCGGCGTTCTCGCTCAACGGATACATCGACGACCTCCGCATCACCAAGGGCTATGCCCGGTACACCGCCAACTTCACGCCGCCGACCACGGCATTCCCGCTTCTCTGAGGATGACCATGCTTTACTCCAAGAACGGCTCTATCCCCAAGACTGAGACTGACGGCACCGAAGGGTGGATCGAAGTCGAGGTAGCCCCGACTCCCGGCGAAGGTCAGGAGGTGGTGTGGTGGTTCCCGCCCGGATGGGTGGTGCGGCCTGTGTGCCCCAACGAACCCGGCATGGTCTACAACTGGAGCCAGTCAGAGCAGAAGTGGATGGCCGCGCCCGTGGAAGAAGTGCTACCTGTGGTTGAGGTCAACCTTGGCGGAGATATTATCTTTGCCGGAAGTTCTGCTGACACTATTACGGTGGGCAGCAATAGCGGCAGCATTACCATCTGAGGAGAAATGCGTGGCCCACTTTGCTGAGATCGGTCTGAACAACACGGTGCTTCGCGTCATCGTCGTGCACAACAACGAACTTCTTGATGAGCACGGTGTTGAGCAGGAAGCCAAGGGCGCAGAGTTCTGCCGCAATCTGTTTGGCGGCACCTGGGTGCAAACGTCATACAACGGCAACAAGCGCAAGAACTACGCGGGTCAGGGTTTCACCTACGACAGCACCCGCGATGCGTTCATCCCGCCCAAGCCGTTTGCTTCTTGGCTGCTGAACGAGGATACTTGTCAGTGGTATGCGCCCGTTCCGTTCCCCACGGACATTGGGACGCCTGAAGCGCTCAAGCGTTATGTCTGGAATGAAGACGCCCAACAGTGGGACTTGTTGGCGTAAGGAGACTTGAATGACCACCGCGTACACCTCCCTGCTCGGTCTGGCGCTGCCAGTCACGGGCGAACTGTCGGGCACCTGGGGTGACACCGTCAACAACTACATCACGTCGTACCTCGACGCTTCGGTGGCCGGTGCGCTGACAGTCAACGCCGACACCACGCTGACCAAGACTACGGGCACATCGCTAGGCTCCACGTCTTCTCAGTACGCCATCATCATCGCGTCGGGGCATGTAGCCAACATCACCGTTACCGCCCCGGCGGCGAGTAAAACCTATGTGGTGATCAACACCTCCGGCACGTACACGGTCAAGATTCGTGGCGCAGGCCCGACCACGGGCGTCACTGTTGGTGTCAGTGAGAATGCAATCGTTGCTTGGAACGGCAGCGATTTTGTAAAGCTGTCTTCAAGCATCGGGATTTCTTCGGTCGCAGTGGCATCGTCCAACGGGCTTGCCGGTACAAGCAGCGGCGGATCAACTCCCACGCTTACGCTGTCCACCACGGTCAACGGGCTTGTCAAAGGTAATGGCACAGCGCTTAGCGCCGCCACTGCGGGTACGGACTATGTCGCTCCTGGCACAGCCACAAACTTTACGGCTAAGCAGACCTTTACCGGCAGCACCAGTACGCTTGGCACCAAGTTGCTCAACGCTATTGAGGCC